CAGACGGAAAATGAAGAAACCTGAAAGGGAATACCCGGACATTGAGTTTCTGGAAACGGACACAGAAACGATTGAAAGCAATATGATTGCGCTTTATGAAGAGCTGGTAAACAAAGAGCTGGTGAAGCAGGGGAAACGGGAAAAATACAAAGTTTATCCGGCTTCCCCGGAGCGTCTTTTTATTGCATGGTGCGCCGCTATTATTGTACAACAAAGAGTGCTGATAAATGAAACGGCAAAAAAGAATGTTCCCCGGTATGCAAAGGGGGAGTATTTAGACAGCCTTGCGGAGCTTTTCAAGGATATTGAACGCCTGCCCGCCACGCCTGCCGTTGCAAAATTCCGTTGTTACATATCGGCGGCGCAGAATCAAAGCGTAATTGTCCCGCAGGGGACACGGATAACATTTGACGGGGAAATCACATTTGAAACCACGGAAGAGCTTGAAATAAAAGCCGGGGAAACATACGGGGAAGTCAACGGGAAATGCCAGACAGCGGGAATTGTCGGGAATAACCTTGCGCCTGGGCAGGTGAAAGAAATTGTTGACGTTTACGACTATTATTTAAAAGCTGAAAACGTGACAAAGACAGAGGGCGGCGCAGGAGAGGAAGACGACACTTCATACTATGAGCGCATGAGGGAGAGCATGGAGAGCTTTTCAACAGCGGGTCCAATAAACGGCTATATCTATCACACAAAGACAGTCAGCACGGCAATAGCTGACGTTGCGGCAACAAGCCCGGAAGCCGGGGTGGTAGATATTAGGGTATTGTTACAAGGCGGGGAACAGCCGACGCAGGCAGTTCTGGAGGAAATAGAAGCCGCCCTGAACGCTTCCGACGTGCGCCCGCTGACGGATATTGTCACGGTATCAATGCCGGAGGAAGACCCGTTTGAAATAGACCTGACATATTACATAAACCGAAACAGTCAGGCAAGCACAAGCATTACAGACAGGGAAGCAAGGGCAGCGGTGGAAGAATACATAAAATGGCAGACCGGGAAAATGGGAAGGGACATAAACCCGTCATACCTGACGCAGTTAATCATGGCAGCAGGCGTGAAGCGGGTAGAAGTAAGAAAACCGACATTTCAGGTGGTAGAGGAAACACACGTTGCAAGGATTGTCCGGGACACAATGAAGGTTTTGAACGGGGGTGTAGAAAATGCCTAACCCCAAAGGAATAAGGAACGCCGGGCGGGATATGTACACGGTGAATTTTGCGGACTATCTGCCGGGGGCGTTGAAGCAGGACCCGAAAATCAAGGCGATTGCGGAAGCGGTAACAAAGGAAGCATTGACGGTCAGCGGGGAAATTGAAAATGTGCTGATATATTCCCGTATAGACGAACTGCCGGAAGCATTGATTGACATTCTGGCATACGATATGCACGTTGACTGGTACGACTATTCTTTTCCGCTGAAAGTAAAACGGGACATTCTGAAAAGCAGCGTAAAAGTCCATAAGAAGATGGGGACAAAATATGCCGTTGAAAAAGCACTGGGCGCACTGTACCCGCAAAGCGAAGTTGAAGAATGGTATCAGTACGAAGGGGAACCACATCACTTTCACATTGTATGCGACGTAACGGAAAACAGGGTGACAGCCAGTTTTCAGGAAATTATAAATGCCGTGATGATGTACAAAAGGCTTTCTTCACATTTGGACGAAGTTGTATATCAGGCAAGCGTGGGTATCAGGGTAGAAACGCATACAGACTTCTTTCTGTACAAAAACCCGGCAACGGGAAGCCTGCTGGCGGGGACATACCCGCAGAGGATAAGGCGGGGCGTACAGGCGGGAAGCGTGATTGTAGTAGGGACGGACGCTGCGGGGTTTATTTTTTTGCCGACGCAGGCGGGGACATATCCGTATAGAAACACGATATTCAGGCACACAGGCGCACAGATTGACATAGAAACGGCTTCAAAGGCTTACAGGCATAGAAATACACCTGCGGGACAAATAAACGCCGGAGAAGAGCCACAGAGAAGCTACAGAGGGGCGCAGGCAGGGACGGTCATTGAAGCGCAGGCAGAAACAGAGGAAAAACCGTTTTCAGTCCCGGCAGCAGGAACCGCCCCGGACAGAAACACGGTATTCAGGCACACAGACACGCAGATTGACGCAGAAACGGCTTTAAAGGCTTACAGGCATAGAAATACACCTGCGGGACAAATAAACGCCGGAGAAGAGCCACAGAGAAGCCACAGAGGGGCAGGGACGGGCGCAGGGATAGAAGCACAGACGGAAGCAGAAGGAACGCCGTTTTCAGTCCCGGCAGCAGGAACCGCCCCGGACAGAAACACAGTATTTCAGGGAAGCGGCACGGATATAAAAGCAGAAGGGGAAGCAGAGGGCTTCCCCTTCTTCATGCAAGCTGCCGGGACAAAGCCTGAAAGAAATACTGTCATGAGCAATTCCGAAGCCGGGATTGCGGCAGAAGAAGCCGCAGACGGCTTTTTATATACCGTAAAAGCTGCCGGGACCGTGCCGGACAGAAACACGGGAGAAGGAGCCGGAAGCGGAGGGATTGAAAGCACGGTGAAAGCGGAGGTATTCAGGCATACAAACAAGCCTTGCGGGAGCCGCAGAAAACTTTGAAAGGGGGTGAAAAACCATGCTGACACCACAGGCAATAGAGGACTTCAAAGGCTTTCTTGACAATAACATTGCGTATGCAAAAGTTACGGTGAATGAGGAAGTGAAGAAAATCCCGATTCACAGGCGGGAACGCCTGAAAGACGGGCGGGTGGCGGTTTACCTGAACATTACGCCGCAGGCGGGGACGGAAGCGACAATTCAACGGGTACAGCTTTACAACAAAAATAAGCAGTTGTGGGCAGATAAAACGGAGGATATAACGCTTTCTAATGTGCAGGAAGGGGCGTTATACCGTTTTGTCTTCCGATTTGTAGAACAGGAGGTATAAAGATGGCATACGAATGGCAGCAGTGGCAGGACCATGTTACAGAGCATGAAAACCGTTACAGAGAGATTGAAAACGACGACGGGACAATCACGCATGAAGCCGTGGAAGGGGAGGTATTGCAGCAGGGGACCCCGCAGAGCGCAACGAACTTCAACCACATGGAAGACGGCATAACGAACGCCGGGGAGCTTGCGGCACTTCTGGCGACGGAAACAATTCACATGAACCAGCGGGCGGCAGATGAAACCGGGGAAACAATTCTTCTGACCATGACAAACGGGCAGCAGTACCCCTTCAATGATTCCGTGAAGACCGTTGCGCTGAAAACAGAAAGAAACCATTTAGACTATACCGTGACAGCGGAAGTGCTGGAATACAGCGGCGGTTGCGTCGGGGATATTGAAGTAACGGAGAAGCTGGCGAACGGCTTCAAGATTGCGCATACAGGAAGCGCAAAGGAAGTCAAACTGAAAGTGTTTGTGAAGGGGGGCTTCTACTGATGAAGGGCGCAAATGTGATTATCAGGAGCGAAGAAAGAAAGCAGCATGAAGCGTATGTGCTGCAATCTTTTGGAGTAAAGGGGAGAGGAACCCCGGAACAACGGGAAGCAGCGGAAATCATAGCCGCAAGGACCCGTGAAGTTGTAAAAGAAGGAGGAAGATAAGATGGCAAAAATCAAGGTTGTTGAAAAAATGCCCGGCAATCATATCCAGTATGAAGTGAAGGGCAAGAAGATTATTTTCGGTGATGATGAACTTTCTGTAAATCTGGCAAGCCGGGAAAGAGATTTTGAAGTGTCGCTGGACATTTGCATTGACAGCGAAAACGGAATTGTTATCGGGACGGGCGGCAGGGCGCAGAAGTACGCAGCGCAAATTATCATTCCCGCCCGCCGCTATGATGTGATTGAAGACGGGGTGGACGAAAACGAAGAACCACGGGAAGTGCCGATTCCGATTGACTTTGATGTTACACTTTGCACAATTATTTTATGGGAGGTATAAAGATGGGAAATTTTGATGATTTAGCCCTTGCGGTTCAGTCTTTTGGAGGACACAACAAAGTCATTCTTGACGATTTAGGAAAGCCGTCTATCATGGTAGGCGTTCCGAAGATGAAGTATTCTGATATTATTGCAGGCGGCACACAGGAAACCTTGCCGTGGTGGGTTGTCGAAGGAGTGGAAAAGAATGTGATTTGGGTATCAAAGTACCTGAATTGTGTCGTGAATGACAGAGCCTATTCCCTGCCTATGAAGGACCCGAAAGCGTATGTGAATTTTGACGACGCTTTACGGTTCAGCCGGAACAAAGGGGAGGGCTGGCACTTATTACAGAACGGCGTTTTTGCCGCCCTTGTGTTATGGTGTGAAAAAAATAAAACGATTCCGAGAGGGAACACGAACTGGGACGCAAGCTATGAAAAGGCGTGGGAACGGGGCGTAAATACATATATCGACGGTTCACACGGCGGCGGCAGGACGGCGACAGGAAGCGGACCCGTAACATGGAACCATGACCACAGCGCAGCGGGCATTGCTGACCTTTGCGGGAATTGTTGGGAATGGGTGTCAGGTATGCGGCTGGTAAACGGTGAAATACAGATTATTCCTTACGGAAACGCAATGAAATCTGATTGCAGTATGGGGGTAAGTAGTACCGAATGGAAAGCGATTAAGCCGGACGGAACGCTGGTTGAACCGGGAACCGTAGGGACATTGAAAATTGACGGAACAAGCCAGACAAGCAGCCCCCGGATAAATACAAGCGTTACAGTTGCGACGACAGACGAAGGAAACAGTTATTTGAGAAACCAGTATTTCAAGAGCGTTGAAGCGGTAACGGGCGTTACAATACCGAAAATTCTGATTGCAGCAGGACTTTTCCCGGAAGCGGGCATGACTTCACCGGGCGGGTACTGGGCAAGGACGAACGGCGAAAGACTGCCTTTCCGGGGTTCGAGCTTCTACATCACTTCCAACGGTGGGGTGGCGGCGTTGTACTTGTACAACGCCCGTTCTGACGTCGGCGGCGATGTGTCCTTCCGTTCCGCTTTTTATGAATAACTGTAAACTGATAACTGATACACTGGGAGGGCTTGCGACAGCAAGCCCTTTCTATCAAAACAGACAAGGCGGGTGAAATATGGCAGGAGAAGAAAAGGGACTGCCGGAGCTTGACCCGGTACGGGACAATGCGACGGCAGACGACTTCAAGACGAAAAATAAAGTCTATGAGCTGATACTATACACGGGACCAGAGCTTGAACAGTTTCCACGGGCGCAAAGAAGACTTGCGGAAGAGATACGGGAAACAATGCTTCAAATTTTGCGGCTTGTCGTGACACTGGAAAATAAGCACTACAAGAAGACGACGCTGGGAGAACTTGACAACGAAGTTGACGTATTACGCCACCTTGTAAGGCTTGCGGCTGACCCGCAGTATACAAGGAGCCGGAAACCCTGCCTGCCCTTGCGGAAGTATGAGAATATTTCACGCAAGATAAATGAAATAGGCTGCATGATTGGCGGCTATTATAAATCATTAAAGAAATGAGCGGGAAACCGCTTTTTTCATATCGGGAAAGAACCGTTATAGAGGACTTGCCGTGCCTATCCGGGGTTCGAGCTTCAACAACACTTCCAACGGTGGAGTGGCGGCGTTGAACTTGAACAACGCCCGTTCTAACGTCAACAACAATGTGTCCTTCCGTTCCGCTTTTCCTCTACAGCCAGAAGTCACGTTCACAAGTGAGCGTGTCCCGTGCGTACAGGGTTAAAAGGGGTTCTTTTCCGTTCCAAAGGCGACCGGGGAACCGGGGACCGTAGGAAGAAGATTGAATTGTCGGGAAGATAGTTAGTAACCCTGTAAGACAGAATCAGGATTTTGTCTTACAGGGCGAAAGTCAGCCGAAAGGCTGAATGAATATATCACGTTTGAAACGGAGTGGTGGACCGGAGTAAATTTGCCCGACACATTTTTGATTGCAGGAGGTAAAAACCATTGAAGAAGATACGGGGAATTTTCCCGAAAATCTATGACTTTGAAAACCTGTTTTGTGCATACAAAGCGGCTATCAAGTGCAAAAGATACAGACAGGACGTTATGGAGTATACGGACAGGCTGGAAGATAACCTGATTATCCTGCAAAATGAATTGATATGGGGACAATACAGCGTCGGAAGGTACAATATTTTCTATGTGTACGAACCGAAAAAACGCCTGATAATGTCACTGTTATTCAAAGACCGGGTGGCGCAGCACGCAATATACAGGCAGGTGAACCCGATTTTTGAAAAGAAGTTCATTTTCGACAGTTACGCTTGCAGGGTAGGGAAGGGGACGCACAAGGCAATAGACCGCCTGCAATATTGGTTAAAGCAGACCGACAGGAAGCCGAAGAAATACTACTATCTGAAATTAGATGTATCAAAGTATTTCTACAGGATAGACCACGGCATTTTGAAGAAGATTCTTGCAAAGATGATTGACGACCCGCCGCTTTTAGACCTTATGGCGAAAATCATTGACTGCGAAGATACAAAGTTCGGATTGCCGTTGGGCGCAGATATAGGGGACGTTGCATTTGACAGAATGTTAGATGATGTGGGCTTGCCTATAGGAAACCTGACTTCTCAAATGTTCGCAAACCTGTATCTGAATGAGCTTGACCAGTTCTGCAAGCACAAATTAAGGTTGCACTTCTATATCCGATACATGGACGACATTATAATTTTGCATGATGATAAAAAGTATCTGGAGAAGGTAAAACAGGACATAGCCGTATTTCTGGGAAAGAAGCTGAATTTGCAGTTAAACAACAAAACCTGTATACGCCCGACAAGTATGGGCATTGAGTTTGTAGGCTTCCGGGTGTGGGCGACACATAGGAAGTTAAGAAAGAAGACTGCAAAGAAACTGAAAAAGCGGCTGCAATATATGTTTCACGCCTACACAATAGGCGAAATTGACAAAGACACGCTTGACAGAAGCGTTGCTTCATACCGGGGAATATTAAAACATTTTGAAAGCTACGGACTGCGAAAAAGTTTGAATGAAATGTATAAAAAGGAGGTATGCGGAAATGTCACAGGAGCTATTGCAGACAGCGAAAGAGATTCTGGCGTGGCTTGCGGCGGCAGGGATAATAATTGACCTGACCCCTGGCATTAAATTTCAGCCCGTGCGGTATATCATAAAGCGCATAGGGGCATTGATGAATCATGATATAAAAGGACAGCTTGACAAGATAGAAAAGGACTTGCAGCAGCACAAGGTGGAGAGCTGGCGGCATGAAATCTTGACCTTTGCAAATGAATGTATGAACCGCAGGAAGCACACGAAAGAAGAATTTGACAATTTCTTTGAAACACATAGCGACTATGAAGAGTACATAAAAGCAAACAAGCTGGAAAACGGGCGTGTAGATATGGCTTACAAGTATGTAAGCAATGTATATATGCGCCGTTGTGAAAAGAATGATTTTCTTGTGGAAAGGGAGGAAGAAGACGAATGATTGTTTTATGGATTGCGTCCGGGTTCGTGTTATGCGCTTTATTCATGTACGTTTTCAACGCACGGGGAATAATGGCGGCACGAAGAAAGTACAGGAGGGCGCAGGCAAGGACGCAGACAAAGAAGCAGAAGCGGGAAAAGATACAGGTTACAAAAATCATTGTCTTTTCAATCATGATAACCTACTATATCGCTTTTGCGGTTGCGGTGTGGGTAGTGGTTGCAAAGGACATATACCAGCTTTCAAGCCTGCTGACATTCACGGGCGGCGTTGCGGCTTTTGCGGTTGCGTTCTATTGCTGGAAGAGCAAAGCGGAAAATTTAGAGAAGATAAAGAAAGGGAACCCGGACTTGTGCGGTTCCCTTTCTGATTTTTCCGGCATGGGTTCACAGTAAGGGAGGAAGGACAGATGAAAGAAGAGCTGAAAAGAGAGATTGCAGCGGAAGCGGCGAAAATTATCTTTGCGAATGAAGGAAATTATGCTTCCGTCAATGCTGATGATAATGGGGCGGTGAGCGTCGGCAAGGTACAGTGGCACGGGAACCGGGCATTGTCGCTTCTGAAAAAGATTGTACAGGGCATGGGCGCAGGAGCGGAAGCGGTTCTGGGAGGGACCCTGTACCGGGAAATCATGACGGCTTCCGACTGGTCAAGAAGGAAAGCGACAGCGGAGGAAAAAGCGAAGCTGTCAAAGGTTCTGGGGAGCGTTCAGGGGAAGCAGGCGCAGGACCGGCAGGCAGAAGAAGACATTCTTTCATACGTCACGCACGGCGTAAAGATGGGGATTGAAGACCCGCAGAGCCTTGTATATTTTGCAGACTTGGAGAATCAGGGAGGGGCGGGAGCTTCAAAGCGTGTCGGGAACGCCGCAGCGGGAAGAGCCGGGGGAGCCGGGAAAGTAAAACTTGACCACATACACGGGGCGGCACTTGCTGACCGTGTAATGGGTAAATACAGCAGCCGCAGGAACCTTGTATATAAAAAGGCACAGGAGCTTTTCAAGGGGGCTTCCGGGGCTGCAAACAATAATCAGACAGGAGGTAAAAAGACTATGACAGAACAGGAGTTGCGAAACAAAGTAGTGCAGACCGCACGGGGCTATCTGGGAAGCAATGAAGCGGACGGGAGCCACAGGAAGATTATTGACGGGTACAACGCACACAAGCCGATTGCACGGGGCTATCTGGTGAAGTATACGGACGCATGGTGCGCCACGTTCGTTTCTTTTGTCGGTATCGTCTGCGGGCTTACGGACATTATGCCGACTGAATGTGGGTGCGGGGCAATGATTGACCTGTACCGGGCAAAGGGACGCTGGCAGGAGAACGACGCATACAGACCGCAGCCCGCAGATATTGTCATGTATGACTGGGACGACAACGGGGCGGGGGACTGTACGGGATATCCTGAACACGTCGGCATTGTGGAAGCGGTGAACGGGAATACAATTACGGTCATTGAAGGGAATATGAGCAATAAAGTGGGGGAACGGGCGTTGCAGGTAAACGGGCGTTATATCCGGGGATATTGCCTGCCTGATTATGCAAGCAAGGCAAGCGGCGTTCCTTCCGGGTCCGTTCCTTCTGCAAGCGTTCCTTCCGGAAGTCCTTCTTCCGGGTCCGCTTCTTCCGCAGAACAGGTTTACACAGTTCAGGCGGGCGACACGCTTTCAAAGATTGCCGCAAAGTACGGCACTACATACCAGAAGCTGGCAAGCCACAACGGGATTGCAAACCCGAATATTATAAACGTCGGGCAGAAAATCAGGATTCCGGGAAGCGGCGTAAAAACCTATACAGTAAAGCCGGGCGACAGCTTGTGGGCGATTGCGGCGGCGCAGCTTGGGGACGGTTCCCGTTACAATGAAATTAAAGTCATGAACGGGCTGGCAAACAACACGATTCACCCCGGACAGACCTTGAAGCTGCCGGAAGCATAAGAGGGAGGAAAAGAAGATGAATGACATTATCATTTTAGCGGTACAGTTAGGACTTACGGTTGCGGCGTTTGTTATCGGGAAGTATGTATTCCCGAACATTCCGAAAAACGTAATTGACAAACTGAATATGCTGTCACAGTGGGCGGCGCAGTTTGTAGTATGGGCGAAAGAGTTCATGAAAAAGGAAACAGGGGAAGAGAAGATGGCGGCAGTTGTCGAAAAGCTGAAAGAGATTGCAGACGAAGCCGGGATTGAAGTCACGGAAGACCAGTTGCGGGCAATCGCACAGTCAGCCTACAACGCAATGAAAGCCGGGGAGAAGGAAGCGGCGGTGGCAGAGCCGCAGGCGGTAGAAGCGGCACAGGTTCCGACAGTGAATATTTACACAGGACCCGCAGCGGCAGGGAAAGCCGCAGTTGCGACAGATGAAGTCCCGGAAGGTGCGCTGGAGGACAGCAAGGAAGGGAAAGTGAACGTATACGACGCAGACGGGAATAAAACCGGGACAATCACGGCAGAGGAAGCGGCAGAAGCGGCAGAGGGCGTGACACATATTGAAGTAGAATAGCCCGCAGACGTGCCACGCAAGCCCACAGACAGACTAAAAGCCCCGCAGGTAGGAAATATACCTGCGGGGCTTTTCTGACGCTTGTGGGGCAAATACGGGGCGTTCATGCGGTTGTGAAAATCTCACTTTCCGTATAGTTTATAAATTTCCGGGGAGTGCCGGACGGCACATTTAATTCATTTCTAAAAATAAAATAGCTTCTGTCAAGTTCTTCTGAATATAGCTTCATAAAGTCAACAACATTTGTTTCAGTCCGGTTGTCGTCGTCGTCATAAAAATATTTCAGTTCAACGGTTTTTGCGCCGTAAGCGGCGGCAAGTTCCCGGACAGCCGCCCGGAAGCCGCTGGTGGTTGTGCAGGCTGCGAGGGAGAGCCAGCAGGTGGTATTGTCAAAGCGGGCAATCACAGGGCGGTAATTGCTGCGGTTAAAGGTTACGCCGTTCATAGTCCATTTCAATTTCATAATTTCACCGTTCCTTTCAGGGAGGGCAGCGGCAGGAGCCGCCGCCCGGTCATTCAGTTTTCTTTCCGCAGTTCGTTATAAACGTGGTGTCCTAGTTCCTGCATGGCTTCCGGGACTTCCTTCACGAACACTGTAAACATGAAAGTCATAAATTCTGACTTTGTTTGCGCCCATTCTTCTGGGGTCATGTGCGGGTTTTGCGCCAGCTTCATTTCAAGAAGTTTTTGTGTAAGTTCCTGACCTGCGGGGCTATTCAGTGCGCTTCTTTCCGCTTCTGATACCTTGTCTACAAAATCATTGAAATTTTCTGCTATCATCATTTTTCTTTCATTCCCTTCTTTGCTGGAGGGGCGGCAGAGCCGCCGCCCGTTGTTTTTATAAATGTGTGTACATTCCCGTTACTGATGTAAAAATATCTTGAAGCATATCTGCATATACGCCGGAAATATTTTCAATGTCTTCTTTCTTGTCCGGGGACCATGCGAAAGTCTTTTTGTTCAGCCGCCCGGCAGTATACTTGAAGAAGTTCATTGTGTAAGTGTCGGAAGCGTCAAGCGTGATGTAAAGGCGGTTCGCCTTGCTGCGGTTTTTCGGAAGCGTCATGCGAAGCGTGTTTCCGTCTGATACAAAGTTTTTTGCGCCTGTCATTGCGATAAATTTGTTGCCGCCGAGTTGTTCAAGGATTGTATTTGCTATTGTCATTTTATTTGCCCCTTTCCTTTGCTTCATCTTATGATACTATTATATACTTACGCAAGTATATTTTCAATAGGCAGAATACACAAAGTTACGCAAGTATATTTGTACAATATGTATACTTGCGTAAGATAAAAAGAAAAGCCCCGCAGGGACGGGGCAGGGGTTCAGACAATATCCACGTTTCCGGCTTCCCCTTCACGGAAGATAGACAATATATTTTCTGTCATATCCCGTTTTGCAAGGCGGGCAAGGCGGGCGAAATCAGCCTTTGTTGTTTCCTTGTAGTGGCTGTAAAGACGGTTCCTGTATTCTTCAAGGTGATAGCAGTAGAAAGCGTGACGGTTCCCGCCGTAGTCTTCCAGCCAGTTTTTAATTTCATTAAGGTTGGAATAAATCGGGTAATAGCAGTTCTTCCGGGCGGCGGTAAGGTGTACGGCTTTTAATTGCTTCAATCCTTCATTCAGTGCAAGACGGCTGTAAGCGGCTTTTTCAGGTTTTATCATTGTTCAGGGTCCTTTCTTTTTCAGGGAGGGCAGCGGCAGGAGCCGCAGCCCCGATTATCGGTTACGCTGTCAGGCTGGGACACATGGAGTAACGCCCTAACGGGTAGATTGTTTCAGCGTCGCAGTATTCAGAAATTTTCTTGCTTATCCGGCATTTCTGGACTTTTTCGCCGTCTGAAATGGTGATTGTTTGCGCTGTCCGGGCGGTTACTGTATAAGTCCATACGCAGTTATGGTCACATACGCTTGTCATGCTGTATCCCTTGCCTACTTCAAATTTCTTCATTGTGTTTTCCTCTCTTTCATTTGATAAGTCTATCATATACTTACGCAAGTATATTTTCAATAGGCAGGATATACAAATATACTTGCGTAACTTTGTATAATTTGTATACTTGCGTAATACTTGCGTAAGTGATATAATGATTCATACCCAAAGGAAGGAGGGCGACAGATGGAGGAAAAGAAGACGGAAGGGAAAAAGCCGGACACAAAGAACACAGGGCAGCAGAAAGCGGCGACAAGGGCGAAGAACACTTTCAACGGCAAGAATTATGAAAGGCTGTACCCGTTTGTAAAAATGGGGGAGAAAGTGAAGATTGAAAGGGCGGCTTCCGCTGCCGGGCAATCCCTGAATGATTACATTGTAACTGCCGTGTATCAGCGCATGGAAAGAGAGGGGCAGACGGATGGAGAAGGAGAAGGACAAAAGACCGGGGAAGTGTGAGAGCTGCGGACTTGCCATGCCGAAAGAACAGGGAAAAGGGGCGTGGAAGTATTTCTGTAGCAATGACGGGAAGAGCAGGCGGGGCGGCGATTCTTGCGCCGGGTACTGGGAAGCCGGGGACATGAAGAAGTATATTGACACAATGACGCAGTTCGTATGAAAGGGGCGGCGCATGGAAAACGAATATCTTTTCATCTATGACGGGGAAATGTGGTGGTTGAAGCTAACGGACGTTGAACAGATTATAGACTATCACAAACAGACTGGCGGCAGATATGAAGGGGCGGTAAACCTTTATATGAAGTTCAGGCAGGAAGGGAAAGAGTGGTATAATTTACTTGACGATATGCCCTTACAAGAGCGTATAGAGATAATGCAGAGAAAAGACTTTAAATATCTTCAATGTGCAATCATTAAGGCGCAGCAGGTAGAGGGGACTATATTTGACGGCTTCCGTTGCCTGAATATGGAAATAGGGGCGGGAGAGCTTGAAACAATCCGGGAACATGGGGCAGTCTTCATCAATCAGGCTGGCGGTCATACATGGGGAATTAAAACGGTGCAGTTCTGCCGCAGGAAACAGCTTGTATTCCCACACTTCAAGCGGGAGGAAATCAGGATAAAGCAATTCAGGGGCGGGCGGCATTGGTACGCATACATAGGGGACGTGCAGTTAAGGGACGGCGACTGCCTGAAATGGAATACAAGGGAAGCGGCGCAAGCCGCAGCGGAAGCGATAGTGGCAGAGTAAGGAGGGCGGCACATGGTAACAGTAAACGGAAGACCTGACACAGAAGAAACAGCACACGCAAAATGTTTTGGGAATATGTTTAGGGAAAACGGAAGATTGACATATGGCGCAATGATTTGTGATGAATGTGAAGAAGTAGAAGAGTGCTGGGAGTATAGCAAAAGCAGGAGAAAATAAAAGTACCCCGGAGGGTAGCAGGCTTTCCGGGGGTTCTCTATGTTGTACTAACTGAACAGTGCCGACAGGAGCCTTGAACAAGGCAAATACAGAAGAAGTGCTGGATCTTTTGACAGCCCTTTATACTCAGGGGCAA